GTCATAAAGGGAGTCAACACTTCATTGATTTGTTGTTGATATTCGGACTTAATCGTTAAAGTATACCCAGCTTCTACATAAATCGGAATTGGCATCGTAATTGTCTCATAAACAACTTTGGTATTTTTTCTTGGGAAATTATTCTGTCCGGTTCCAATTTTACCTACTATTAATCTCTTTGAATCGGCATTAGCAAAATTAGCTGTTTTGTCCTGTTTGATAACTCTGGCAACCGTAATCGTGCCACCTTTGTTATCTTGACGATTTGGAATAGATGCATAAAGTGCGCCTCGTTTAGTCACATCTTTTTCAACCGAGATTCTTTCAAGAGTCATAATAGGGTATATTAACCAACCATTGGCATCTCGAAGATCTTTATTATGTTTAATTTGATAAGCTCGCTCAGCGCCCACCCAGATACAAGGTATCTTTTTAAAACCTTTGTTTGTTGTACAAAATATATTTAGTTCATCATCAATATATTCAAACAAGGCGCGATCAATTGTCTCTAGCGTCGAGGGCATAAAGGAAATTTCTTGGAGGGGTGCCAAGTCTTGTTGTCGCGGATTATCAGGTGGCATCGAATAGTCCCTCTCTTGAATAGGAGCAAGTTGCTACAATTTCGAATTTATGATCAATCTGTCCAAATAACTGTCTTGCCCATGTAATGGTTGTTATTTCATAAAAATAGTCACCATATAATACAAAATCACCTTCTCTAACATATAAATCTTGATCCTCTATTAATCTTCTTTTATGAAAATAAATTGTAATCACATTTGATTTGTCAATTCCAACGTGCTCATCGGCTTTCGTTTCTGTGGCTTCGTAATTAACAAGCGCATATACTCTTATTGGAGGAAGAAACGATTTTTCTATAGCCTCACCATATAAATCATTGTAATTTGTGATACTCTGATCTATTGGATAATATACAACTTGTTGTCCAATGACTCGCTCAATAAGCTCATCGTTAACTTGCTTAACAAGATTTCTTTCCTTCTCTCCGAGAAATAAGGGGGGAGGTGGTTGCGCTGGTTGCGACCATTTATCATCAGCCATATATTACCTCCTATCCAACAAATACGCCTGCTGGTATATTTTGATTAACTGTATTGACGGCACCAGCGACGGCGGCGTCTTTCTCTGCCAATGCTTGATATGTTAGTTGATCAAGCGTCTCTTTTAGTTCTGTTCTTAAATTAGTTTGTTCTTCTCTGCCTTCGGTAATCAGTGCTGGACCGTTGAGGGTAACTGATTCGCCTGGAATTGGCACAGTAGCGAACTTAGAGCGAACATGACCTAAAGTTTCTTTTGCTAGTGAAAGCGCAAATCTACGAATCCATTGTTTCCCAATCGAATTAATATTTTGGTAAGGAATGTTACCGAAGGGGATCGTATTCATGTTATTAATCCCATCAGCCAGAGAACCAGAAGATGTAGTCCAGGCATCTTCAACAATTCTAAAATTAAACCAAAAATAACTTGGAGTTACATCCCCCGGAGGTGGTGTAGGAAATATTCTTAAAATATTATTATTTAATTCAAAAGAGTAATGAGAATTTCTTGTGTATATTGAATCCTCAAACGCCATGGCTTGTGCTTTATTTTGCCAAACCGGAACTAACTGAAAAGTCGAATCATCTGCGTATTGTCCATAATTGGCTAAATTGCCAACAGTGTTTAAGCCGCCATAATATCCAAAAAACCTCCACATAGAAGCTGGAGTTCTGTAATATACTTTATCAACAATGATCTTGCTACCACTCGTAAAGCCAGCGTAAGGCACTGGATTGCTTGTAGCAGCGTCGAAATTATTTACACTTGCACTGTTTAAAATTTCTTGTAAATCATAATCCTGAACACTTGCGGTTGCTCTAAATGATGCCGAATATATCCTTGTAGCGCCGCCTGCTCGCGCATTAGTTGAAAATGCTTCTGCTACTTTTTGCGCGTATGCAAATGTAGACTTGGGATATTTAAGAGCAACATGGGTACCGCTAAGACTTGACGATAAAGTTCCAGCAAGTAAATCGCCATCACGATTAAAAGTCCCAGTGGTCATGCCCAAAACATCAGATAATATATTTTTTGCCTGATGCATGTTAACAATGTAAGAATATTCTAAAACTGCTTCTTCATATCCAGCATAAACGCTACCTGTGGTGATTTCAAGATCTAAGATATCTCCACCAAGTTTCTTAAATGTGTATGCAACTTGTTCAGCGGCTCCTGATAAAAACTCTACAGAGCCGGTAAACATCGCAAAGGGACATTCTGCTGCTACGCTTCCTGGCGAGCCAGTCGCGGGAAGTGTGATTGCGCTAACGGTGCTTTTGGGGGTAAGAGTGGGAATCGCCATTAAATATAAGTCTCCTCACCTTAAATAGTTGAGCAATAAAAGAAAACCCCCGCCATTTGAATGACGAGGGCAATCTTTTTACGCTATTGCTTATCTTCGTTTATCTTGTTCTATTAAACAAGGTCAACAACAACAACTAGTCCATACATGTCGGGACGAACCATCTTCTTACCGTAGCGCGTCATGACTCCCTTGCGGGGCACGAAGTCTTCGGTTCCGAAGATAGTAGGTGTGACTTGTAGTGGCACATATGGGGCGTATACATAGCCGCTTTCCAAGAAAGAGCCACCCTTGCGACCAACGAGAACGAGGTTGCGAGGGAAGTAGGGATCTACATAAACATCCCACTTCTTAGAAAGTGCTCCTGTCTTAACCGCACCAACGGTTCCCTTCTCAACATCACCAGTGACGTTTGCGCGGAATCCCGCAGTGAACTCAAGGACGTTTGCAACTTCCGGCGAAACGACGATGAAGTTTGCGCCACCTCTTAAGGTCTTGCGGTGAATCTGTGCAGAGACATCATTGATTGTCTCAACAAGAGTCTCATACCACTCGGACACAGTACCCGTGAAGTCGGGAGTTGCTGTTGCAGCACCAAGTTCTTGACCACCGGACTTTCCGGTTCTCTGAACGAACTTGCCAGCATGACGTGACCACCAGTATGTACCAGCAGTTGCGCCCTTGACAAGATCCTCAAGAATCTCGCGATCAATTTCTAGAGCAATTTGCTCGGAGAGAATTGAAGTTAGCTCAACTTCGGCGTCCAAGTTATGATAGGCATTAAGATCCTGTCCTAACTCGGGCGACCACTTGGCTTTGAGTTTCTTGGTCATCGCTGTGATGCTCACAGAGTCAACCTTGATGTCGATCTCGGGGATCAGACCCGCAGTTGCCCCAATTGAGTTGCTTGCTTGCTCAAGACCCCATAGAGGATCACCAATCACGGAACCAACAGCGTTACTAACGACAAAATCATCATCGATAGAATACGCGAAGGTCACCGTATTGTCTGAGCCTCCAACTCCATCCGAATAAGAAGCTGACAAGTTCGCAACCGTGCGCGTATCAGAATGGAAGAAAACCAACGCATGTGTTGGATCACCATCTGATGGTTGCCAGAGTCCATTGTCTGAGCCAGAGAAACAGGTCAAGCGACGTGCCTGACCATCAGCGACATTGCCGACTGTACCAGAGATGCTAACCAAGTTATCTAGGTTAACCTGTGATAACGTGCTAAGCAGAAGCTTACCAACATATACATTGGTAGTTCCAGAAGTAAAGTCTGGGTCATACCGACACATTCTTTCCAAGGTACCCGATGTGGGTAGAGCCTGGGTGGACGTGTTGCACTGTGCACCGGCAAAATACAACTTAGCAGCCTTGAGTCTTCCCGCACCAACGTTACTGTCGCCAAAACACCCTGAAATAACAGGAATAATATTTGCAGCCAAAGATCCAGTCGGAGAAGAATAACCTTGGTTTAAGTTATAAAAACTCTTCTCATTGTCTGGGTCTGTTAAGCTAACACCACCAGTGATTTCAGCACCAACCTTGCCGCCACCATAAAGTGAATTATTGGACTGCAAGCCGCCTCTGGCGGTTTGTTCATCAGATGCGGTGAAGTCAAGGAAGAAAATGAGCCCACTTGGGAGACTCATTGGTTGAACGCTGACGATATCGTTAGCGATCAATCCGCCGAATACACGACGAACGATTGGAAATGCAACAGCCGCGAAGCCTTCTACATCACCACCAGCCATTGAAGAAGTTTCACGAAGAAGCTCCTTGGCTTGGTTTTCAAGAAGACGAGCCATGCTGTTTCTTGTTCGGTCATTGTCTAAACCTTCCAGAAGTCCGGTGCGTTCCCACTTTGATAAAAGTGCAGCACCTTCTTTTGAAAGATCTCTATCAACAATACCCTCAGTTAATTTATTTAATACGGACATTATTTATTACCTCCTTTAATGCCTGCTAACGCTCTCATCCGATCAAATTGTGGATTTTGAGCGCTATGTGCTTCCCTTCTTGCAATGCTTCGGGGGAGCGTTGGCGATGGTTTCTCTACTACTTCGCGTAGTGATTGCGGAGATTTACTATTTCTAGAACTTCCCACTGCGCTTTGAAGGGTTTCGTAAATAACCTTCGCCTCTTCTACAGAATCTGCGTTTGTAATAGACTCGACAATTTTAATTTTTTGTCGCTCATTCAAGGAGGTGCTATTTAATACTCGATTTGTATAAAGTAAACGAGCGTTGGAAAGATTAACTTTTTCCAATCGCTCTTTAAGATGTAAAACTGTTTGTTGTAATTTGTTTGCCTTTGTTTTATAGGTTTCCACTTGCTCCATATACATGCCTGCTTCTTCTCTGGCTTTCTCCAGTGCGGCATGTTCTTCTGCAAGTTCATCATCCTTAAGGGCGGCGAGGTGAACTTTTTGTCCCTCTAAATTTCTAGCTGTTGGGGTTGTGCGTCCTCCAAGTCCTTGGTCTGGAATGCCCAGATCAACTTTTAGTTCTTCTGCTATAGCGTTAAGAATCATTTCATCAAGTTCAATGTCTTCGTCGCCGTCGCTTTCTACGATATCGTCTTCAAGTTCTTCTGCAAGGTCTTCATGAGTTTCTTCGGCAACCGTAGAACCCTCATCATCGAGGGCACGTTCTAAAGCTTCAAGATCGAGTCGAACCATAATTGGATCATCACCCTCCTCAACAGCAAAAGGAACCTCGTCCATTACCGGGCTTGGGTCTTCTTCTTCTTCGAGTTCTCCGAAAAGGTCTTCCTCTCCTTCAATAAGAGACTCGACTGCGGCTTTAACCTCAGAGGAATACTTTTCGATGATTGTCGCTTCTGCGTTTTTGATAGCCGCCTCTTTAAGTGCCTCGGCGTCAACTATGGCTTGCTCAAGCAAATTGGACATAGATATCAACTCCATAAAATATATTCAGTCACAATTAAATAGTGTTCTAAAAAGTTAACAGCCTGCTTTTATGCTTAATTGCTGCATCAATCGTTTGTCTTTCCAGCACCAATGAGATCACAAGCAATGCAGAGCAATTTTTCTGTGCCAATATTATCGTCACGGTCGGCGGCTGTCCATGAATCCCCGTCAGTACTGCTCCAAATTCTTCCGCTGTTCCCTACTGCGACGGCCGTTACATGATCCGTAGCTATATCGTTCAGTTGGGTGCTATCAGGGGTTGACGGAGTATCCCAAGTATCTCCCGGTCCTCTAGCAGATGCGGTGAATGCTGTAGTCTTTATTGTGCCACCTGCTCCAGCGGAGATCCATTTATTTACTGAGCCTTTCATATATACGAGTCCAAATAAATTATTAGACGTGCCAAGCTGGGCGGAAATCTCATCCCAGTCCACAGTTGGATGATCATTACTTCCCGACATGTCCGCAACGGGGACGATAGAAGTCCACCCGTCACCCGTAGATCCGGCAACTACCCATCGACCAGCCCCATCATATGCCATTGTATACCAATCTTTAGTTCCATCCAAAGCACCCAAATCTGTCCAAGAAGCGCCATCATCCACGCTTTTCCATACGTTCGACTGAATTAAAGCCAACCAGTTGCCGGATGTGCCTCCCTCATAACAGACGGCTCGACAATAATCATCAACCGTGTTGTCGGTGTCGAGCATGTTAAAAAGTGCGCCCCCATTGGTCGATCTTCCAATGTTGCGGAATTCACCGGCATCATCGTTGTCCGCTACCTGTACGCCGCCTCTAACCCAAGTAGCATTACCAAAGCCAATCTGCCCATTAGAAACATAGTTATTGCCATATGGAACAGAACCTGAAGTCCAGTGGCTAGCGGTTGCGTATGTTGGGCGTCCAGCGCCATCAAGATCAGAAGGTTGGCAAGATTGAGAGTTTATAAAGGTTGTATTCCCCTTGGCTCCAGACTTAAGTTCAAATCCAAGCATCCATCGAGGAACTGGCGGATCATCGGTGGATTCGCCATAGGCAATAGAGTTTGTTTGTCCACTACCAATATCTATAATAAAGCCGCCTCGTGCCCCGTTGCCATCCAGCCCAGGACCGTCACCCCATCCGTTAAGACCGTTTGATGCAGTAGTTGTATAAACATAACCTAGTCTTCCGCCTGCCATCCATCTTCCGGCTACACCAGCGGGAATGGTCGAGGTGCCAATCTTTATAATAGAAGTCTTGGCAACGCCATCAATACTTACAATATCTCCGATATCAACACCATCTATTTTAACTGCATCAGCCACTATAGTTCAATCCAGTCATTGCTTGGGTTAAAATATATAACATTTGCCACACTAGTTCCGAAACCAACTACTCTTACGACAGCACCTGGGGCTGCGGGTGCAGTAAAATCAATTTCTCCTATAGCCTCCGAAACATAACAAGCTGCGCCCTTAGCAAAAGAACCCTGCACGGATGATAAGTGGTGGAATCCGCGCAATAATACGCCATCGCT